CTCATAAACGACATGACGGGCGACCCCTCAGAACGGCGGTTCGCGGAGTCGACGCACGTAGGCGGCGACAATGCTTTCGATAAAGCCGAGCCAGGTCTCGACCGGCCAGGTGGCCATGTCAGTCGTACCGGTCGTTTCGATGAATTTGCCGCCGGCGTCGGAAGCTGCCGCGACCGCCGCCTTCTTAGTGCCGAAGGGCGTGTCGTCGGGCGGCGCGATCTCCCATTCCCACTCCCACATCTCCACCTTGTCGGGGTCGCGCAGCCGATTGGCGTGCTCGGTGCAGACGCGCAGCCATTTCCCGGCTGGCATGTGCAACGTGCGCTCCTTGCGCACGGCTCCCCCTTCGGCGCGTTCGTGCCAAACCGTCGTCAATGTGGCCGCTTTGGTGCGGACCCGCCCGATCGGCGGGTTGTCGTCGGGCGTCGGCTGGCCGCGCTCGTCGAACCATTGGATCTCGCACTGTTCGGTCAGGGCAACCTCGCATTGACGATTTTCGTGTAGCGGCCGTCCGGAGCTACCAGGATGTGTGTCGGTTCGCGCAAGGCCGCGACATAGCGCAAGGCCTCCTCCACGGTATCCGGGACCGGGACGTCGGGCCCGCGCCGACACCACCATGTCACGGCCTTCTGCCGGGCGTAGCCGCCGTGCTCGAAACAAACCCATTCGCTGTGCCGGGCGAGTCCGGTGCGGTAGTCGACCCGAAGAGATGGCGGTTTGCCTGGCTTGTCGTGGTGGCGATAGCTGAGGCTGTCGACCTCGAGCCATTCCGGCGGTGGCGCTAATGGCGAGGACCTCGAGGCGGCGAGTTCGATCTTGCGCTCCTGCGGCTGGAACTCGTACCCGCACTCACAGGTCCGCAGGGCGGCAGGCAGGGCGCGGCGGCATTCGGGGCAGATCTTGACCGGCGCCTTGCCCTCATGTCCGTTCGACTTGGTCTTGACGTGCGGCTGGTCGATCGGGCCGTGGCGCTCGAAATTGCCGCCGAAGTCCAGAATCAGACAGTCGGATATACCGGGATGCGTGCGCAGCCCGCGACCGACCATCTGGATGAACAGGCCGGTCGACCGGGTCGCCCGCACCAGCGCGATCAGATCGACGTTGGTCGCGTTGAAGCCGGTCGTGAACACGTTCACGCCGACGAGCGCTTGCAGCTCGCTGGCTTTGAAGGCGGCGATCAGGCGGTCGCGCTCGTCGAGCTTGGTGTGGCCGAAGACCGCCTCGGCGGCGACGCCACGGTGGCGCAGCGCGTCGCGCAGCATCTCGCCGTGCCTGACGCCGCAGCAGAAAACCAGCCAGCTGTTGCGCCCGGCGCCGCGCTCAACCAAGTCGTCGGTGATGTAGGTGACGGTCGCTGGGTCGGTCGCGACAGCCTCCAGTTGTTCGAGGACGAACTCGCCAGCGCGGACATCGACACCCGTCGTGTCGATCTGCGGCATGGGCACGACGCCGATAGGCGGCACGAGGCGCCCGCGGTCGATGAGCTCGCGGACGCCGATCTCGTAGGCGATATCGGTGAAGAGCCGGTCCTCGCCCTCGGTCAGCAGGCCGCTGTCGAGGCGGAAGGGCGTCGCGCTGAGGCCGATGACCTTCATGTGCGGATTGCGTTCGATCAGAGCCGCAAGCAGAGCCCGGTACATCGTGTCCATTGCACGAGGCAGCCGGTGGGCCTCATCGATCAGTGCCAAGTCGAAGACTGGCAGGCGATCGGCGTTGCGGTAGAGCGACTGGATCGAGCCGAAGATGATCGGCGCGTCGTAATCTCGGCGCTGCAGCCCGGCGCAGTTGACGCCGACCGGTGCCGCCGGCCACAGCCGCAGGATCTCGGCATAGTCCTGTTCAATGATCTCGCGAATGTGTGAGAGAAGCAGCACGCGCTGGTCCGGCCACTGCGCAAAAACTTCCTTTAGGAACTGCGCAATGATGAGACTTTTGCCTCCGGCTGTCGGGACCACTATGAGCACGTGACCGTTTTTGTAATTATAATACGAATAGATCGAACCGATCGCGGCGCGCTGATAGTCGTGAAGTTCAATCATGCGCGGCTCCATTGCGCCAGACCCGCCCGTCGGCCAGCCGATACTCCACCCACGACCCGTCGGGGTCGGCGGCGACCTCCTCGCCTGAGACCAGTGCCGGAAGAAAAAGATGCGAAGGGCAACCGCGTCGCTGCTCGTCGAGCGAGAGGTTCTTGTCCCAGCGTGCGCAGCGCCAGCCGCCATCGGCGCGTGGGCTCGAATAGCGGCACGTACGGCAGTTGAACGCTGGCTGCGCGCCGAAGTGACAGACATCGCGATACTCGCACCAGCGGCAGCCGAGAGGGCTTTCTGGATCGCCGCTGATTCGATCGGGCGGCTGGATCGCGTCGATTAATACCTTCGCACGCGCAGCGACCAGCGCTGCTTCCGCGGGGTCCGCGTTTATCCGGCAACTGGTCGTCCGCCTTGCGCCCGGTGATGATACCGTCAGGTAATGACGGGTCAGGCCGGTGTAGTGCATGTACAGGACGGCCTGCGCGTAATAGCGGCGGTCCCAGTGTCTCAAAGCGCTCTTTTCGCCGAGCTCGCTTTTGAGCCGTTCGAGCTTGTCCAGTTTCTTGTCGTCGACCTGTTTGTGCTCCCAGGCATGCCACGTCTGCGGCGCTTGCAGGAGGCCAAGGATGACACCGTCGAGATGGCCGCGGAAATGCCCGTCATGATCGATGACGGCCCATTGGCGGCCAGTCTCCGGATCGAGCGTCAGCAATGTGATGCCGGGGACGAGGCGCAGACGCGCAGCCATCACATCTTCGCCGCGATGGCCGTCTTCGAATCGCTTCAGCGTCTCTGCCGGCCACTGCACCACCACCGCCCACCGGAACCCGTACCATAGCGCTCGTGCACAGGGGTGGCCGATTGCGGACATTCCGAGATAAGGACGCGGCGGCTGCCGACCAGCCCTCTCTTCGAGGGCGCGATCGACCGCCGCCAGCGTCGGGTCCACCTCATACTTTTGTAGGATCAGAACCACTTATTGCGCTGCCGGGCGCTGCTTCCACGGGGCCGTGCCGCTGTTGCCGCGGGGCGCCGCGGTCGGAGCGGGTGCGGAGGCGGCGTCGCGCTGACGATACCGCAGTACCTTGTTGCGCTCGGCGTATTCCCCCTTGGCGGGCTCGATGCCGACGTCGACCAGCATGGGCTTGTCATGCAATTGGGTGGTGTCACGCACTTGCATCGTATTGATCGCGTGGCAGATCTGCGAAAACCGGCGGTGCCCGATCTCGACCGCAGTCGTGCTGGGGTTTTCGAGATTGATGTTGTCGAAGAATTTGCGGCCGGTGTATTCGCCGCCGATCACTTCGAGCACAGCGCGCAGATACTTGCCGTTACCGTCCTTGGTGACCCGCAAGTCCGAGTCGACCATCTGCACGGCATAGACCCCGGCCGGCAGCGGCGGGAAGTCGTCGCTCAAGACGCTCGTGGCGTCAAACGTGTAACCCAATGTCGTCAATTTATCTTCTCCTTTTGTGGTCAGTGGATCGAGTTGCGTTGTCGTGCGTTGTTGGTGTGCTTCTCCTTTCTTATTGGTCATGTTTCGCTGCGGCCTGCAGCGCCGTTTCGAGTGCCGCCCAGCCGTTTTCCTTGGTAATGACGATCGGCGCAGCCAGGCCGTAACGGTTCTTGGCGATGAACCCTGGGCGCTCCTCGACATGCAGTAGCCGAACGCCGCTCCCGATGCCGCGGATGGTGCGGCGCCCGAAGCCGGCGTCTGCCGCCTTCGTCGAAATCTCGTAGTTCATGAACCCCACCAGATCGGCCCATTCGCAGACCAGTGACGCCGCGCTGTCGTGCATGTCGGGGACGTAGCGGTCGTAGGGGTCGGCGTTGGGGTCTTCGAAGCGGCGGATCTTGCTGTGTGCCAGCAAGACGATCGTCATGCTCTTCTGGTCGCGCAGCAGGTCGAGCCCCTCCAGCGCCTCGCACAGCATCTCTTCGGCTTGCCGGTAGCCGCGTCCATAGGAGATGTCACTTATTGCGGGAACGAGGTTTTTCGCGGCGACCTGCTGATGGATCAGCCGCTCCGTCCAATCGATAGAGTCGATGACCGCGGTGCGGAAGGAGTGGTCGTCGGCAATAAGCGCGCCGATCTGGTCCAATACGTCCTGCCATACGCGGCAGAGCGGAAACCTCGGGATGCCGATCTCGTCGGCACCGTCCTCGGTCTGCACGAAAATCGCATCGGGCGCCGACGCTGCCAGCGTGCTCTTGCCGACACCGTCGGTACCGATAATGACAGCGCGCATCGGGCGGGAAGTGCGCCCACGTTCGATGGGAAAGCGCCCAAGGCAGTCAGGTGCCATTATTCCCTCCTCGCAGCGCGGCTCAGCTGAGCTTGCAGAGCGCGGACCAGCGGGCCATCGCGAAAAATGTGCCCGGCAAAATGGTGCTCCGGCCATTAGGGAAGGCGAATTGCCAATGGATCGCGACCGGTTTTCGTAACCACGGCGTCGGGATATTGCGCCTGAAGCGGGCGCAAAGGCCTGGCGGCGCGACCGCCGAATTTAAGGCGCGCCATCACTGGGCACCGCCTTCAACGGCCATTGGGCCGTGCAGAGGGCAGTGTGGCGGCCCGACCTCGACCCAAGTCCGAGCGACGCGCACCGTGTATCCGCACCGGCATTGCGCCTTTAAGAGCCGCGTTGTCTGTTTCTTGCGCTTAGACCAGTCGAGCGCAGCATGGGGTAGCGGTCCCAAGCCTTCTGCGATGGCGGCGAGGCGGGTCGACAGCGTCGGCGACGCTGTCGTGTGACGCATCGGTCCCGTCAGTCCAACCGCAAGCGCGCATTTCCTGAACAGCGGCCCGTGCTTCGCCTCGACGCCGACCGCGGCATGAACCATCTCGTGTATCAGAATCTTGAGAACTTCGCAGGTGCCCGAGGAACGCGCGATACATCGTCGTCGCGGTGCGCGGCACGAGATGTGCCTCGTCGATCGCGCGGCGCGGTCTTTCGCCGGG